ACAGCCTGGGCAGCGGCCGCGTTGCTTATGGCGGTCAGGTCGTCCTGATGCAGGCCAGCTTGCTCGGCGAGCTGCTTACCGTAGCGCCAGTCCTGTACCTTCCAGGCGGATGTCGCGGTGCCGGCCATCAGAACCAGAATCAGCGCCAGCAGACCGATCAGCTTCTGCGCCAGCGTCATCACGGCACATCCTTGAAGAACACGTGCCCGCCCAGCTTGAGGGTCTGCTTCGCCTTCGCTGCCCAGGCCGGTGGCGTCTTCATAGCGATTGCGTAATAGTGGGTGGCCCCTCCGGTGGGATCTGGCACCTTCCCGTCGATCACCTGATCAGCAACGATTCGTGCTTGAGCCAATTCGCGGAGCGGCATCGCCTTTGCCCCGCTCAGGGAGGCGTGGTTCGGATCGTTCTTATTCCAGCAACTGAACTGGTACGGAGCCTGGCACACACCGGCGTAGCCCTCCCCCCACCACGATTTCAGCCTGCCGTCGTTCACCCGATTGCGGATGGTCCAGGCAACGGCGATCTGGCCGGCCAAGGTTTCACCGCGAGCCTCACCCCACAGTGTGCGCGCAAGGATGTCTCGGTCTCGTTCGGTGACGGTCATACTTTTCTCCGGGCAAAAAAAATCCCGCGCGGGGCGGGTGACTGGCAGTGATGGATGAAACTAGATATAGGCGATGCTCTCTATTGCCCCATTTCTACCGAGCTCGATGACTCAAGTTCCACGGGAGGCAACGGCCATTGCGGGGTCACCGGCCATCCGGGCTTGGTCTCGGTATTGCCTACGGCCGCGCGATATTTCTTCCATCCCAGCAATAACGCTTCGTCCGAATCTTCGGCTTCGCCGATATCGACTAGATCCTGCAGTGGGTTTATTTTGAGAGTGGCATAGGCAAGCAAACGATTCCGTTCAAGACGAGCCATGCCTAAATAGTCCGGCGGGGGATTTATAAACGCTAAATACCGTAGGTCGTCATCTTGAACTTCACCTAAGTTGTCCCATACATCCGGGTCTTGTGGTGAGCCAAATACCGTGCAAACAGTGGTCTGGTTTTCATCTGTAAATTGAACATATTTTATGTTTTCCATAATCAGAACTCGTATCCCGAAATGTCTGCGTTGAAGGTAGGCGTGCCACCACCGGTGTTTGCAGATCTGTAAAACATGGTTTGCGCGGTCGAGATTTCTAAAAGTCCATTGCAGGAGTTTCCGTTTCCTGAGAGGACCACGCCGCTAGTCATATTTTGTGCACCGCAACCGGATGCGTCGGAAGCCAAAGAAAGCAATTGAACAGTGTTCGGCGTGGTATTGATTCCGGACATGATTAGCTTTGCCCGTCTAGCATTTCGCGGGATTGCGCTAGCGACACCTAAGCTCGCGTACGCAACCTGCACGGTCGAAGTGTTAATTATGGGCACCGGAAGCCTAATTACCCATCTGCCTATTTGTGATCCGACTGCGAATTTGCCGGTGGCATCGGTGGGCCATACCCCTACTAGCGCGGATGCCGAGTAGCCAAACAGGTTGCCGGCATACACTTCTGGCTGAACCGCGCTCGTCGCGTTTGTGGCAAGAAGAGCTCTGGTTGATCCGGTCGTATTACATAGCGCGTATATCGCAACATACCCGCCTAGGGGAGCGCTGCCAGTATCCATGCCACCGGGTCCGTTAATGGCCAGGTTAATGACTTGGCTGAATGATGCTAGCCGGTAAGAACTCCCGCCAAGACTGGCCTCGAGAATTAGCTCGTCAGCCGTAAATGTTGCTGTTGCCGAGGCCGTCGGAACGGTCATTTTTGCATTACGGCTAGATCCGACCAGCCCGGCGCCGATGCTTCTAATTAAAGCGCTAATCGCGGTCAGCACTTGATTCTGAACGCCCTTAACAGGAGTGATAGATCCCGCAGCCAAGATACTTATTAATTCTTCTTGAACGTCGTTCATCCAATCATCAGTCACCATCGTGGCCTGAACGCCGCCAACCGGGTCGCCATCAGTAAATCTGTTATCAACCGTGGCTCCAGGTCCGTCAATTCTGTGCATGCGTCAATCTCCGTAAGCGAAGAGCGCAACTGTGTGCGCAGGCTTCAATTGATTTATTTTGCATTCGAGGGTGTCGTTACCCCAGGTGCGCAGCCGCTCACCTGCTGCGGATAGGCCAGCACGAAACTCTGTGATGCTCACCTCTGGCGCCCGGATCAACCACGTGTGGACCCATGGGCCATTTGTCAGGAGATCACCTGCTACCGATACGCCAGCACGGAACGGTCTGAACTCCTCGATCGTCACTGTGTAGCCAAGCGATGCGGCCAGCTCAATGAAGTAGGCAGGCGACTGGCCGCCTGTGCTCGTGAGCTTTGTCAGCAACGCATTGCGGCGGCCTTGCAGAGTTTCCTCGAGGACGCCCGAACACTTGTCAGGCAGACCCACCACACGCTCCCAGTCTGGTAGCAATTCCAGTGACGTGGCCGGGTTCGCCTCTTGGGGCAGAACGCTGGCCCGGCCATCGAGACGCGAGAGCTCAATCGACATGCCGTCAAGAAGGTCGTGGAGCGTAGTCCCGGGATCTCTTGGGAAGGCTTGGCCAGGTGGCAGCAGCGCTTTCAGCTGCTCCCTGTATTCAGCAGCTGTTGGCATTGCGCCTCCTACAGGCTGGAAAAGGTGAGTGTCCCGAGAGTCGCCATGTGACCTGTGGCGTGCGTGACATCGACAGTTGGTGTGACGATCTGGTTATTGCCCTCACCTGCTGCCAGCGATACAGCCTCGCGTAGACGGCTAATAAAAATTGGCCCGCCTGGTTCCGCGTCTCGATCAAGCAGGTCCGCCAGTTCAGCGCGCACGGCGTTCTGAACCGCTGTGGTGTTAGGGGAAAGCTTGATGTTCATATCCAATGGATCGGCAATGGGTGCCGCGACGAAGACTTCAGCAGTCACCGGCCGCCGCGTTGGCGCATCGATGTAGGCCTGGACCTCCGCAACCTTGGCAGGCGAAGGAATGATGGGCACGTCCTCATCGCACACGAACAACACCGTCACCGTTCCGGCGCCCATCTGGAGTGGATAGACCCAAACCCTGGTCACACCTGCCACTTCCAAGGCCCACAACACGTAATCAGATTTAGCCCCGCCGTGTGGTGGTTCTTGTATCCGTGCAAGCAGGCGCGCCAGCAATCGCTCGTCAGACTCGATGTCTATACCGCCTTCGATGGCGCTGGATGTTGTGGCTGTGGATTGGACACCTGCAATCGGCGAAAGCAGGAAGATAGGCAAGCCTGTCCCGAAGTTTCCGAGCTCACCCGCCTCAATGGCCAGGATCGGAACAATCAGCGGACCACCGCCAAACACCGCGTCGCCGAGCACCTTGTACTGAACGCCGTCCTGACGTTGCACAATAGTGCCGTCGAGGATCGTGGCGCCGGTGGTTCCGGAAAGCGCGATCTGTCCAGAAGCATAACCGGCGGTCTTGCGAATCACCTTCCAGATCGCCGCCCAGCGCTCCAAATGTTCTTTCTCTGCGGTGTCGATGATCGACTGCTTGGCGATCCAATCGAGATAGCCATACAGCATGTGCACTGCACCGGCTTCCGACTGACCAACTATGCCCAGCAGCGAGCGGCGAAGCACGGCACTGTCGACGCCGGTCACGCGACTGCTGATGTCGGTGATCACGCGATCAATCAGCTCGGTCAGTGTTGGTCGAGCAAATGGCATCAGGCAGACCTCTTCGCGGCTTGTGCCGCCCATTCGTAATTAAATCGGTAGCGAACCGGAGAGCCGGTTGGCCGGAATATATCGACGAGGATCAGCATCCAGCCCTGGGCCACAAACTCGGCGGTGACCTCGACGCGGGTGGCGACCAAGTCCTCTACCATCCAGGCCAACGCCTCCCGGCAATACTGCTGGGCGCGACCAAGGATCTGCGGTAGCTGCTTCTCACGAGCCAGCAGCCACAGCAGCGAACCGGTTTGGTCAGAAGGTGTAGCGTTGGCGATGTCTCCCCAGTAGCCGCGCAGGTCATCCTGCGGAAGCTCGACCGGGATCTGCTCAGGACTGGCCCGGCGATCAGTGAAAAGGCTGATAATCACGGCAGTCTGCAGGCCGTCGTCTCGCTCCAGATCGAATCCTGACAACAGCAACACACCGCCGTTTTCGGTCATTTCCATCGCGGCGTCAGCCATCAGATAGGCACTCCCGAGTTTCCACTGCCGGCGGTCACGCCGCCGTGCTGGTGAGTGCTGTCGATGTTCTTGCCGTTGTTCGTGATGGTGCCGGTGGTTGTGATGTTGCCAATCACCTCAAGGTCGCCGATGAGCTTTATCGTCGGGGCCTGGGCCTCCAGATGCTGAACGGCAGTGACCTTCACCATCTCACGCAGCAACTCGATCTTGTTGCCAAGGTCGTCATAGATGGCGACCTCACCAGCCAGCAGGGGGATCCGGTACCGGCGATCATCGACCACCAGGACAATCCCTTGCTCGCGATTGCCTCCGAGGAAAGCAACCGCTACATCACCACCCTGCGGGTGACTGGTGAAGCCATAGTTCTGCATGTGCTCAAGGCCATCGCGAAGCTCGTCCTTGAGCAACTCAACCTGCACCTGCTGTCGTGGGCCGGTATCAGTGACGGCGCGCAGGACACCGCGCGCAAACATCATCATTACCCGGTTGCCCATCTCTTTGAGAGCTTCACTCATTTCGGCGGATCCTCATCACCAATCGCTTCAGCCCAAATGTTTCGGCCGCCCTTTTTCCCCTTTTTGCCTTTCTTCCCTTTTTCGCTGTCGGGCGGTTCGGGGTCAAAAGCCTGGGGACTGACAATTTCAAGCTTGGCGGTCGTACCACCTTCGCCCCGCTCATAGGTCACTTGCCGGATCAGCATCCAGCCATCCATTCGCAACCAAGATGATCGGACATAGACCAGCAGTCCCGGCTCCCACAGCGCACCGCCCGGGCTTTGTCGCCAACCCTGAACATCAATGCTCGCCGCGGCCGACTTACCAATCCGGCTGTTCGCCTCCCACGTTGCGCGATCCTGAAGACTCGAGGACGTCCCGCCTGTTTCGGCAACCAGAAGCATTGGCCGATAGCGCTTGATGCCGCTATCGGTTACGCCGCCCTGTATGTGCGCCTCGGTTTCACCCGTGCTATCTGGGCTGTAACTGGCCTGGCCTTTCACCAGGTAGCTGCTGAATCGTTGGCTGTGGTCGATCGTGCCGCTGGCGTTAAGGATGTTTTCGCCTTGCACCAGCGAAGTCGCTGCGCGCCGCACGCCGGCCCGCGTTATCAAAAGTCCTCCTGCACCGTCAGGCATCAGCAGCGCCTTTCGTTGCCGTGCGTATCGCTCGATTGCCTTGAATCCCGTCTCACCCTGCTGAAGCTTGCACACTGGGAAAGGCTGCCCGACATCGATATCCGTTTTTACGGTCACACCAAAAGGCGCGGCAAGGATCTGCGCAAACCTGAGCAGGTCGATGTTTTTCCATTCATCCGGGGCATGCACGGCGCTGCAATCAACCAGGTCGGCGACCTTGTCGCGGCCTTGGATATTGATGGTGTGGTCAGTGGAGCTGTAGGACGGCTTGAAGATATCGACGTAGCCGATCACCATTGGAAATCCGGCCAGCCGGACCTCGCAAGCGTCACCCGGGAGGATCGGCCACGGTTCAACTTGTGCCGGCGCGTTTTCGCTGGCTTCCCACTTTTCAGTGAGCGATGCGGTGAAGGCTGTGGTCGCAGCATCAATCGCGCGGGTAACGCCAAGAGACGTCCAGCCCGAATAGTTCATGCCATTAACCAAAAGTTCGAGGTCATCCATCTGCAAGGACCTCGAGTTTGTTGCCCCCCATCAGAAACCCGGGATGACGCGGACCGTTGCGGGTTGCGATTTCATCCGCACGACCGGCATTACCGTAAATCTGGTACGCAACCAGCAACGATGGAAGCGTTTCTTTCGGCACGTACTGGACGATCCTGGCAAGGTTTTGCTCGGGATTCGGTACGGCCTGGACAACACTGGTTCGCAGATCGGACAGCGTCACGTAAACCTCGTCGTTCGGAGTGGCCTCGCTTTCGGTGTCGATACGATCGACCAACTCCTCTCGCACCTTGATCGCAGCCTGGTAGCTGTCGTAGACCGTCGGCGTCAAAGACGTAGTGGTTTGCATGCTTGCAGGCCGGACAGATGCCTGCACGGCAATGCCCCCACGTCCAGCGGCCGTTGATATTGGGGTTGTCACCGATGTTTGCGTTACCACTGCTGCTTTCGCAGCTTCAGCAATTGCCACCTGCCGCACCAAAGCATTCAGCGCAACGGTGTTGGTTGCCTGCTGACGACGACTCGGCGTTGCGGTGCTGCCCGAGTAGTTGGAGGGCGACCGATCAAAAAGGCTGGTCAGCATACTAAAGGCATTGCTGCCGAAGGCCGACCGGACCGAGCCAAACAAACCAGTGATCCTGCTAACCATATTCAGTGGCTGCTGGACCAGGCTGTACGCGTCTGCTGCAAGCCCTTTCGCCTGCTGATAAAAGTCCGAAGCCGCCTGTAGATCTCCGCCAAAGCTCAAGCCAGGGGCCGACATGAATTCACCCAGATCGGCAAGCCCTGTGGCTGCCGACTCGGCGACATACGCCGGGAAACCGGTCGTCAGGAAATCTGAGACAAAACTTTTCTCGGCAGCAGCGGTAACGGCATTACCCTTCGCGCTTATGGCGTTTACCGTGTCGACCTTGGCTGATGGGTAGGAGGCCTCCCCTGCTTCCAGGAAGGTCAACTTCACCATGCACATGCCACCGTCGGAGCTACTCTCACCAACGCCCAGCCCGCGACACTCAACGGTCATCTCGCCGCGATACGGGTGAATCAGCACTCCAGGCCCAGCGGTTTCGCAAGCCTTGATTAACTCGTCGCGTTGGGTCTGGTACTCCGCGCCGATCAGATAGCCGGAAACAGAGAATTCTCGAGCCTTGCGGCCAAGATCTTCAGTGTAAGGAACGTCTCGCTGAGCATGCTCGTGCACCGCTTGGCGGCGACCGTGCGCACTGTCTGCGGACTCTACAAAAAAAGGAACGCCGCGAAAGCTCGCGGCGTTCCTTTTTTTGTAGAGTCCGCAG